AAGCATGTCTGGACGGAGGTTAAGGTCAGCAAAATCAATTAAGAATTTGCTAGAAACCTCACAGTTCAATTTCAGGTTCATCGCATTAGAAAGGAAGATCTTGCGGAAAAGAGAATAGGTGTATTCTTGTTGACCATTAAAGAAAAGTTTGAAGAAAGATTGGTCTACAATTCGTTGTAGATCTTTCTTAACTTTCTCATCTTTAAATGGAACTTGGAGTACATTAACAAAAGTCAAAGGAGGTAAATCCTCGATTTTCTGATTTAAAAACAAATCCCTCAAATGGGGATTGGATTGAATCCTCTTCCTCACTAGAGGAAGAGCTCTTTGAGAGAGAAAATCCTCATGATGCTCTTTACTGGAAATAAATTCCATAAAAGATTCTTCATGAGACTTAGAAGTTTGTTCTTGCATCTTTTCTACTGAAAGATAAGGTAAAGCGATACAACCTTTATCAGGTTGTAACTTCTTGAAGAGATCATGAAGATAAACAAGGATTTCAGTCCTTAAGGACTTATCCGATGTTTTCTCTCGATTTCCCCAAGAAAACGCTAGACCACCATGAGTGATAGGTACACTAATCGAACGAACCGTCAACGACAGTTTTTTCCGATTAATTACCTTAAAAAGCTCGTGGATATCATCTGAGGGTGTATCCCCCATATTCAGTTCAAGATCACGTAGACACTCACCTAAAACTTGGATTCTTCGATCTAGAACCTTCTGTTTTCCTGAATTCAAAACTTTTCCATTTTGGATTAGTTGAGAATTAACAGTACCATATTCAGAATGAACATAGTTCTTCCCAAGGGATAAACTTAGTCCAAAGTCCTGAACACGCTCTTTCCAAATTGGATAATTCTCTGCTTTTGTTCGCATGAGAATATCATCACCGTTAATAAGATATTTTTCTGGTGACAATCCTATGGATCGAGCGGTACAGTCATTAAGAAGGCATAACAGAGGGAATGAAAGAAGAGATCCCATCAATTGTCCACTTCTCTGAAGACAGGGTTCAAGTCCTGAATTCGGAGGGTAAACAAGAAGATGAGGAGAAATCTCTTTCATTGCCCAACGTTTTGTTGGTTCATGATCGATAGATTCTAAAATTCCTTCTAAGATAGCTTTTGATGCCTCAATGGCAAAACTATCTGTAGCCGCAGAGTAATCTCCTGAAATCCATACATCATCTGAATCTCCTTGTTGGAAGATTCTTTCGATGGCGGTTTCAAGACGATTTGTACCATGGGTTAAGCAAAACTGGGGATATTCCCCAAGTGCCAACCACATGGCTCTCTGAAGAGGCTTTAGGCAGAAAGTATCGCCTATTCCAGCCGTAATAGTCCTAACCTTGAGGGGTTCCCGAATGGGTTCCACTCTCACAGGTAAAGGATCAACAGGCGGATAAGCATCAAAAGTCAGTTTAAAGGAATTAGAATCGGACTCCTGAAAACCACAAAATCCGAGACTTTCCGGTAACATAGGTTTGATCTCTTTTTCAAAAAGATCTTTCCCAATTACTGTACTTGTTTCATCAAAAGTGGTTCGAATAGTCTGAGTCCAAGTTTTCCGAATGTTTTCATGAAACTTCACACGCATCTTATAAGTTTCTACAATCTCTCGTAGAATACTTATAATGTCACAGGAAGGAGTCCATTTATTTTGGACCCATTGATTCCAGGACCCGTTATTCTCCGATTTGAAATCGGGGACCGATTGATAAAACATCTTTCGATTTGGGTGATGGAATTCTCTCCTAGAGACTCGACACTGTTGAAGTTTTTTTCGGATTTGTTCCTCATTGAATAATAAATTTTCAGGTCGGACCCAACAGGGTTCTTCCTTTAATTTATGTAATTCCCCTGTTTCAGAATATAAGGGAAAATGGATTCTTCTCCAAAAAGAAGCGTCGTCCAAAATCCCATTCTGTTCAGGATAGATGGAATTCAAGCTATCTCCGTACCTCAAATTAGAGGTTATGATGAGAATGGGACTAGTAAAATAAGTCCCCTTCTCTGTGAGATCAGCCATAGGAAGGACATAAGGATTACAAGACACAAGTGTCTGAAATTCCGAAATGTCCTTTCCCGACATGGACTGACCGAGATCGTCTAAGATCACGATCGGTTGTCCAGAATATCCATCCCAATGAGCAACATTACAAGTTCTCTCATAAGTTAATTTGGCAAAAGGAGTACCGGGAAACAAAGGTTTGAGTACAGAAATGATTCTTGGAATCATTGAACTCTTACCTTGTCCTGGTTGACCAAAAAGTCCAATCACAAACGGCTCCATACGGTCTAATGAATCTTTTGATTCATTAAGACTAGTACTAAGTCGATCGTGATAGACCAGGTCTCCTTTTACTCCTCCGCGATCCCGTGGGAAAGCGAAGGTTGCCTTGTTACTCGGGAGAAAACCTTTTCCGGGCTTATAGTACTGTTTAACCCTCTTTCCGAATTCTAATCCTCGCTCATAAAGATCTTTTAGAGCAGAAGTAGAAACTCCGGGGTGGTCCTGAGATAATTGTTCTCGATGCTTTTCCAAAGCATCCTGAACAAATGACTCAGGAACCTCCTCACAGAGGACCTTTGATTGTAGAAGGGAAAAAAAGAAATCAATCTTTTTTTCATTCTTTAACGACCGAAAGAATCCCCGGAATTGGAAAGGAACAAGATCAAAATGATCACCATCAGGTAATTCATTTTGATTCAAAACAGTGCTAACATGAAAACAAAGTGAGTTTTTCAAGCATTTTATCATACCTTTTTCATCTTTCCCACCAAGGTGGTTATAGATGTGTACAAAAATCTCAGAAAGATGATTTTTGTTAAGTCGAGAAAACCGACCTCTTCGATTTCGTTGAGAAAAAGAAAAGTCATCAAGTTTTTTCATCTTTAATGTTAGATAAAATGCCCATGAAAGGCGAAGGGAGTGGGCCACTCTCCTATAATCTTTAAAGATTAAAGGATACTGGCCACATATGGTATCTAGTGGTATGTTATTCTGGATACAGAATTTAAGATGGGAAAAATTTTTCAATTTTCCACAAGCTTTCTTCTGTGTTTTGAACAAGTCAACCACTGGTTGGGGTTGTCTACGAATCTTTTCTTCAACATTGGGTACGTTCAATAGAACGACTCGGTCTCCTATAGAGAATTCTCTACAGAGATCCATTAGGTTGAGGAGTGATTTGAGACATGCGTCTAGCTGGAGTTCAGCTCGGAAATATGTACTTCGAAAGAAGACATCTTCAAAGCAACTCCACTTACCAATACCATCCATCCATAGCTCCTTCACGGGAGCCGTCGTTGTGACTTCTTTTTCGGGAGTCACGACCTGGGATCGGATGTTAGTAGCAAGATAGATACAACAATCTGTCCGAGCCAAGGACAGATCGAGGTGTTTGTAGTGTGAATTCAGTTGGTAAATCAACTTCAAGGAATGGGGGAACTTCCTCTCAGTATTCCTAACCGAAACTCTTTCAAACGATCGGACTGTAAAGTCCAATGACGAAGCC